CCTGTGAAGACCGAAGCTATGAAAGTTGGATCAATCTTATCCTGTTCTCCCATACCAGGAAATTGGACGTAATTTAAGGTCAGTATTCCACCTGCCCAGATTAAAATCCCAAGTCTTACAAAAGTGCTCAGGATTGCCATCTGTTCATCTTTATCATCAACTGCCTCTTTTAGTTTACCTATAGGACCTTTAGGTTTTACTTCTTCTTTTTTAATTGCTTCAGCCATACCATTGAATACCAGGCAGCTTTATTTAGTAATCAACACATTTAACGTGAAATTATGGGATCACCATCGTCATCTTCATCTTCTTCTTCGGGTGTGAACACCATCAACTCCTCTCCAAACTTGACTCCCTCCATTTCTGGGTGTGGTGCTGGCATTCTATATGCTCTCATCGCATCATCATATGATTTTACTGGTTTCTTATCAAAAGTGTTTAATGTTGACCTCATCATCATAAAAAAGTACACGCAAGTCATACCAAAGACTGCTGCAAACCCCATGAGGTATATAAAAACTGTTATATCATTCATCTAAATTAGTCCTAATGAACCTGCTGTTATTCCTATACAGATAAAAAATCCAAATTCTACTAGTTCTCTACTCCCAGATGGAATTGAATTCATACCCTTATTTAAATTTATCCAAATGCGGTTCATATATTACTAATTGTTAAGTTATATTATTTAGCATCTCTAACAGAAGGGAAATATGTTAGCTGTAAAGTGTTTGCTTCATCAAGTTTCCCCTCATCTCTGAGTCTTCTTATTTGTTCATCAATGGTTTTTAAAAATTCCTTTGAATGAGCGTTAGTCATCTGGTCTTGCCTTAAATTGTACAGATAAGATGTCTTCATACTTATAAGTTGGTTCAAACCACTCTAGGTATTCTAAAGCGATTGCGAAACCATCAACTACATCTTTATTATCAGAACTCTCGCACAGAGTATGTATACGTTTTAATGCCCAGTCACGATTTAAATGAAGAGTTTTTTCCAAAGTTTCCATAATCTTTTCTCATGTAGCGACCTAGAATATTACTATTATAGTATAGTGGTGATCCATCGTCAAGTGATTCAGATAGAACGTTGTTCAAAAATAATTGTCTAGTCTCTTCGTAATTACAGTTCCCTTTTGTGGTATGTAAACTCAATATTTCTCTTCTAAAGATCTCTTTTCCGTATAATTTGAGATCATCTTTTAATTCTGGGCAAGATCCGTAATACTTTTTCCAATCGGATTCTTGTTTTTGTTTTCTTTTTTTGCCTTTGGGTGTTCTAAATGCCCAAAAGTATTTGCGACCAATGTATTGACGATTAATTATGGTATTTGTGATACAATAGACAAATCCATAATACTCCTTGATATCTCCACTGGTGAATATATCACCATCAAAAGTCCAAGGATTATCATATACCTCATTATTTATATCAATCATGATGTAGAATAGGTATTTTATCTATTTTTTAGTCTAAAATCCTCAGTCACACCAACACCAGGTTGATAGTTCTGAGGATTTTTCTTTGCAAGTTCTACTGACTTTAAACCACCGATGATGTCAGCACGATTAATAACAGATTTCATTAATAATTTTCTAAATTCTTCAACATATTTTTCTTTTTCTGTATATTATCCATCATACTACCTTGTTTAAAGGTTCCACCCTTCTCCATTTTCTTCTTATTATCCAACTGTTTCTTTATAGCATTCAAACCCATTCCACCTAGAGTTAAAGCACCTGCAATAGCACCAGCAGTTCCAAGTGCTATTTCATCTAAAGCAACGATATCTTGAACTGTTTCATCATCCATTTGAGTCATAACATAATGTGCCTCATTAATTGTTTCAGCATGTCCTTCGTGTAAAAGATAACCTAATACAATGTGATATGGTTCGTATGATTCCTTCTTATATTTGAAACCTGGAATCCTTTCACCTTTATTGTATTTCTTCGCTGTTTGAGAGTTAGGGAAATCTTTTATGAAATCCATCTTAGTGTAACCACTGTTCTTATCTTTAGTTGCTTGGAAAGCAGCATTTTGATTAGCAAACTTTTGTCTTGTTTCTATAGGTATACCTGCTTTAGCCGCTGGACTGTTCTTCATCAATGGTTTCGTTGGTTTTGGTATTACCTTACCACTTGGATTTTTAGGTTTTGTATCAACTGGTTGGAAGTCCTTCATCGTGACTTCTTTAGGTTTTCCAAAATCAGGTAGACGTTCTACTTTAGTATCCTTACTAGTATCCTTATTAGAATCTACTTTAGTATCCTTACTAGTATCCTTATTAGAATCTACTTTAGTATCCTTACTAGTATCCTTACTAGTATCCTTATTAGAATCTACTTTAGTATCCTTCTCGTTATTCTGTATATTTACATTATTATTATTTCCTTTACCACTTTCCTCATCTTTTTTACTGTTCAACTTTTTAATTAGATCTTCATCAGTTTTAGTTTCTTCTGAAATATAAATTTTTATTGGGGAAAACTGTGTATTTTCCTTTTTTAATCTTTCTCTTTCTAATTTAGAAGTGGTTTTATTTCCAGTCTCCTTATCAACAAGCACAGATCCAGACATTAACTTATCACTTTTTACTGCAGTATTTGCATCTTGTGCGTAATTAAGTATATTCTTAAGCATCGCACCACCAGTTTTACTATACTCTACTCCCTTTTCTCTAACGGGTTCTGATTTAAGAGCTTCATATCCACCAAGACGAACTGCAGCACCTGGCACAGTTTTTGGAACAAAAATTCCCTTGAGTGCTGGTTTCAATAGCAACCTATTTGCATTCTTGATTATTTGTTTGATTCCTATTTTTAATGGTTGCTTCGCAGTCGTTTTTGGATCAAACGGTGCCCTTTCCACTAATTGACTGTTAAGTAATTCAATATTACTACTTTCAAAAACCTCAGATAATATTTCTACACATAAACTTTCAAAGTCCTCTTGTGTTAAAACAACTAAGTCTTCAGATTCTTCAGGTTTTTTATAGATGCTTTGATAAGCATTATTAAGTTCTCTTATTTGTTTTCCAGTCAGGGACATCTTCTTAATTCTATCTACCCAAATATTTATAACTTCTAATATTGCTTATTTCTAAAATCTAGTTTACGTATGCCTTTGTTAATGTCTTTTCTTATGTCTTTGAATGTTTTCTTTCCTGATACTACCTTTTGACCATAATCAAAAGCCTTATCTCCTAATTTTTGACCGTAATGGTATCCTGTAACACCACCTGCAATACTACCTGGTATACCTAAACCAACAGCACCACCCACTGTCGCACCAATTCCACCACCAATATACCCACTCAATGCTTTTGTTAAACCTTTCGCTCTGGAATAATTTTTACTATAACCTTGTGCTTGTGTTTTTGCTGTGGTATCAAGATAGTCTTTGACCGCAAAAGCAGGTGCAATAAGTCTTCCTGATACTCCTCTAACAAATCTGCCCAATTTTGATGGTTTTACTGCTTTACCAAAATTTGTTGTGATTGTATCTTTGGTTCTAGTAAATGCTTTTGTATTTGGTTTTGGATCAACTATACCCTGCACCTCTAAACCCTTTCTAATAAATTTACTAACTGGATTTGTTTTTGGTTTATTAACAAGATCAAGAAAATCAGTTTTTATTCCACGAGAGGGCACTGCAGAACTCTTGCTTTGTGTGACTACGTTACCTTTATTAGTTGTGATATCAAAGGAGACAGGTTTTTTTGATTTTACATTATTCACCTTTTTTCCAAAATCTTTGAAAGAAGGATTATCTGTTTTAGTAAATGTTGGTTTACTTGGAGGTGTAGTTGTTTTAGTTGTTCCTTTAATTTTAAAAGATGGTTCAAAAGGTTTTCTTGAAGGTTTAACAACATTTTTTGTTTTTGGTTTTCTAACTAGTGCATCTTGTGGTATATCACCTGATTTGATTCCTCTTTCAACTGCTCTAGCCATCCTTTTGGATAGAGGTTCAACTGGTTTAGATGTTTTAGTTTTATAATCGTATGCGGTAACAGGATCAACTGTTTTTCCACCCTTTATGGGTTTTTTATTGTTAGCTTTAAGTATTTCTGCATTACGGGCATTAACTTTATCTGTATCAATTTGTTTGGTAGATAAAGTTTTGTCTGTATTTTTTGCCTTGAATGTTTTCTCATCACCAGTTGGTTTTGTCTGTAGAGTTTCACTATCAGGTTTATCACTAAAAAATCTGTTAAGATTTCCTAAAACATCTTTTGCAACTTTTTTCTGAGATGCTGTGGCTTTGGTACCAGACTTGATAATATCACCAGTTGCCTTTACTCTAGCAGAGCTTGTTACATTATCACCAAACTGTTTGATTGGTTTGTTAGGATCTTCTTTTAGAAAATTTTCAAACTTTTTCACTATCTTCAGACACTTTTTTAATATTTATATCATATGATTCGTAAGCATCATAATCGCCAAACAACCAAGCATCTGCCTTGGCTGCTTCACGATATGCTTTGATACACTCCTCTGTCTCTTTAGAGTTTGAATCCGCTGAATGTGTCTTTTTTAACATCTTGTTTGATTCCTCCAACGATGTAAGATTCTACTTCTGTCTCTTGTGGTGCAACCTGTAATCCTTTTGATGAGATCCAATGCTGTGTCCAAGGTAATGGATTATTCTTAAGAGGAATATCGTAAATTGGTTTTAAACCAACAATCTTCATTCTCTTATTTGCTATCCACTCAACATACTGATGCAATAATTTATCATTTAAACCTATCATACTACCATCTTTGAAAAGATACTCTGCCCATCTCTTCTCCTCATCAACAGTTCTTTCAAATGTTTTAATCAACCAAGGTTCTTCTTCCTTCGCAATCTGAACCATATCTGGATCGTCACCGTTTCTCCAGTTCTTTAAGATTGTTTGAGTTATTGCCAGATGCTGGTTCTCATCTCTAGCAATAAGCGATATGATTTTCGCAGATCCTTCCATGAGTTTAAGCTCACCAAAAGCAAAACTACAAGCGAAAGATACATAAAAGCGGATACCTTCCAAAATGTTGACATTAGCGACTGCCCTATAAAGTTTTCTTTTTAAATCTTTTATCTCCATTCTAGCAGAGATATGACCTCTCATATCACCCTTCCACCAGTTACTCTGATCATACTGATGTGCTGAGTTGATAAAGTCATTATATGCAGATGTAACACTTTCTGCCCTCTCTAAGATCCTATCATCCTTTAAGATGGTATCAAATACCTCTGAAGGATCTGAGTACACGTTCTTGATGATATGAGTATATGAACGTGAGTGAATTTGCTCCATAAACTCCCATACACCCATACATGCTTCTAGTTCTGGTAGAGAGCAGTATGGTGAGAAAGCCATACCAGGACCACGACCTTGAACTGAGTCAAGCATCACCTGATACTTAAGATTACTTGTGAAGATATGCTTCTGTTCTGGACGAAGCATTTGATAATCACTTCTATCCTTCTGTAGAGACACCTCTTCTGGTCTCCAAAAGTATCCTAACTGTGTAGTTGTAAGTCTCTCAAAGATTGGGTACTTGTAGGAATCGTACCTCTGAACACCTAAAGGTTTACCAAAAAACATAGGTTGTTTCTTGGTATCCACTTCGTGTGAATTAAATACCGTCATAGAATTTACCACTGGTCTGTCCTCTGAGTTTACTCTAAAGTTTACACGACTCACAGTCTTCTTCCTCCGAACTTAAAATGTTTGAAACTAGGTTATCTAATTGAGGTGTATCCTCAATTTCATCTGTCTTGATATCATATGTATTCTGATAGTAACTTGTCTTCCAACCATACTTGTATGTGGTCAAGAAATCTTGAGCCATTACAGATACTGGAACTTCGTTATCAGAATAATTTTCTGGATTATAACTCCAATTACCACTTATTGCTTGATCAAAGAACTTCTGCATCACAGCAACAATGCTAATGTATCCAGAATTGTCTTTCATCTCCCATAGTAAAGTATAATTATTTTTCAAAGATGCATACTGGGGAACAATTTGCTTAAGAGGTCCTTTTTTCGATTTTTTAATGGACAGGTATCCTCTAGGTGGTTCGATTCCATTTGTTGCATTTGACACAACGGAACTGCTCTCCGAAG